CCTTAGCCGATCCATTTGGTCTGTAAAGTCAGCAGCTCGACGTGTTTGCTCTGTAGATAAAATGCCTAACGAATCAGCTTGCTGGTTAAACTCGTCGAGCGCGCTGGTTCCGCCTCGCAGCATTCTGGTAAGTTGCAAGCCTTCTCGCCCAAACGCCTGAAATGCAATGCGACTTGCATCGACCTCATCCTCAGCGTTTTGAATTGCGTTTGCAATGTCACGAAACGCTGCATCAGTGCTAGCAAGACTTATACCTAAATCATCTGCTATGTTTGATAGCTCACCGGTTCCCTGTCGCGCTTCAGCAACACGACGCGTCAATCTTTGCATGCTGCTTGATAGAGTTTCGTTAGCCACGCCTGATTGATTTGCAGCAAACTGGTATCTCTGCAACTGCTCTGCGGATATCCCAATTTGAGAAGATAGCTTTCCTATTTCATCAGCAGCAGCAATGCTTGAAGATGCAAATTGCTGAATTGCTCTAATTGATAAACCAATGCCTAATGCGCCCAATACCCGCCTTAAAGTTCTGCCTGCATTGCTTAATCTGTCAGTGTTTTGCGCTGCGCCACGCGCCTGACGACCAAACCGATCAATTTGCTGGCCGCTGGCTCGACCTTGGGTGCCCAGCGTGCGAACATCGCGCGATGCTTGTCGTATCTGCCGCGAATCCGCCTCAAGCGTCAATCGTGTGAGTGTTGTCATTTGCGCTTCCTACGGCTAGCGTTGAACGATCTAAACTGTTGCAGAATCTTCTGCTGCACCGCCTCGCGGTTTACCTGCTCGGGGTCAATCCACGGTGCTGGACAATCCCGCTTTTTGCTCCGCTCCACCTGATCGACATAGGTAGATGATAAGTCACGAATGGCGTCTAGCTCAAAGGGGTCAAGCTCGATCCCCTGCGCGCTCTGCCAAGCCGCTATCTCCTGCCATGACAATGGAAGCAAGCCCATGCCGCCGTAACCGACGGGGCCAATCTCCCATGTGTACTCAATCAGCTCCGGCATCAAGCTAACCTCTGGCAGCGGGCCGGTGTATTCCGACCCGCGTGGTTTTTTCGCCTTCTCCGGGGTAGCGTCTAGCCAGCCTCGGAATCGGACGAAGATGCGCGCTTCTTCAAGCGCTTCCCGATAAAATTTGCGCGGTCACCTTGGAACTCATCAACCTGCTCAGCAAGCCAAGGGAACTCCTCATAAACCATGCGCGCATTATCAGGCGTGCAATCTAGCGGGCTGTCAATCTCAATGCCTGCCCACTGTAACGTTACAGCGACTCGCGTTTCGGTGGCCTCAGCCTCTAGCGCGTCGAAGTCCAGCGCGTTGCGGTTCATCTTCCGCATCTTGCGGCGAATCTCCGCCCGGCGCTGCTTGGCGATTTTGCTATCTGGGCCTGCGAGCTTAATCCACATGCCATCCAGCTTTTCGCCCGTGCCGGGATGCGTCACCGTCATCACCGAGCCTTCATCCGAGCCGCGTACTGTATCAATGTCTGTCAGTTTCATGCTGTCGTACCTCTTACTGTCGTGCTGTCATTGTAAAAGACGGGGCGGCGCGGCGACAGCAAACCTCACCGCCCCTACCGGCTAAGCCGGATTAGGCAGCCACCTCAACGATCTCGGTGGTGATCTCGACCAGCACGCTTGCGCTGGTGATCTGATCCACTGAACCGATGTTGGTGGTGTAGCTCATCACCACGCCCGCAAAATACAGCTTCGTGCCGTCTTGCAGGGTGACTTCAAACGATACTGGCTCGTCGCTGTCCATCGCAACGATAGCATCCGCCTGACCAGCGTCATCGGGCACGCGGGCTACTGACATGCTGATCTGACCGTCGTTGTACGAACCTTTGCGCTTAACCGTCCGGCGCTCAGCCAGCGGGTTGTGCGTAACAAGATTGTACTCACGGCCAAATTCGCCAAGGTCAGTCACCTCACCGATGTCGTTATACGACAGGCTCGGGAAGCCGTCAGTGGCGTCATCGTCGAACGTGGTTGGAAGAGTAGCGCTGATGCCAATAGTGGAGCCAGCGCTGGTAAATGCACCTGAAATGCTCATAACGTACCTCTTAAGAGTTTTGCTCGGTAGCCGAGCGTGATAACAATGGAATACCAGCCCGCCTCGGCTACACCGGGCTGCCGTTGCTGGCTCTGGATGGTCGCTGCTTGGCTTTCATAGCTAACCAGCGAGCCAATCGGGTAGGCGGTTAGAATCTCATCCGCCTTTTGTTTTGGGACAATCGCGCCGCTGCCTGCGGGGTAATTCAAGATCACCCGAAAAACCCCATCGGTCAGATCACGGCTGCTTAGGTCGTAGCCGGTCACATCGTTTTGCAGGGTTGTGATCTGCGCATACGGGGTGCCCGTAGTCGGCTCATACGCAAGGTTTTCGTGCGCGATCTCAAGACCGAACCCGCCAGCAATAAAGCTCGACACAAATGCCTGATCGATCTTAACGACTGACACGGCGCACCTCCTCGGCTACTGTGCGCTCGATGCGTGCCGCGTTACGAGCCACCATGCCGTCACGCTGCTCCCACACCTCGGCGTATGGCAGGTTGTTGGTCAGGTAGTTTACAGCGCCGCTCTGAACGGTCGATTCAACCTCGGTGGCTGCCTGAGTACCGTTTGGGTCTAAACGCTCAATGGTGCCCTGCTCTGGCTGTCCTATGCTTGCCTGCCAGTTACCACGCAGCCGCCCAGTGTCAACTCGGGTATCGTTTATGACGCCATTAAACAAGCTAATCGTAATCGCCCGCGCTACTTCGTCCAGCGTCGCGTTGGTCTGTTCGGCAATTTTTCTAATGTCCACCGTCCACGTCATCGGCGCACCCTCACGAAGTAAACCAAATCAGTGCCCGCAGGGGTGCTAGTCTGGATTTCCTCAATCGTAAAATCCTCACCGTTCACCGTGACCTTATCGCTGATTACCGGCGTTAAATCCGTCGCCCTGACAACCAGCTCGCGGTCAGTCGAAAGAATGCGCGTTTCATCAATCAGTTCATCTGGGAACCGGCGCAGAACCCCAACCGTTGTAAGCGTTTCGGTTGTAGTCGTATCCTGCCCGGTTACAGGGTCAATCCCGCCGCCGGTTGTGCGCACAAAATCCACCGCCTGCCCGAATTGCTCAAGCAACCGTGCCGCCGTGTTTTGCAGGCCAGCGTAAAAGCTCATCGCCGCTCCAATGTAATCGTGCCGCCGGTAGTGATAAGCCGCAGCAGGTTCATCGCTTTGCTTTGCTGCAAGCGCACGCCAACCACGTTCGGAGTTGCGAACGCCACTTCAACCGCGCCATCAACGCGCTCACGGGTGACGATCTGCCGATCTTCGCGGTTATACAGATCAACGCCTGCTTGAAGGTCTAGCGCGATTTCCTTTTGCACCTGCTTGACTAGCTCCGGCACTTCATCGTCTGGCACTTTAAAACCACGCAGCACCACGCCTTGACGCGGCCATGCTAGCGCCTGCTCTGCGGTAGCGCGGGAGCCGAGAAAACGCCCCTCATAGGTTTCCAAAAAATCAGTGGCGTTGATTAGCAGCACGTCCGTCTCTGCGGTATCAGGGACGGTAATACCACGCGCATCGGCGTAGTCGATTAGCTCCTGCCGTGTGACGTAACTGTTTGTGTTAACCGTAATGCTCATCTATAACCACCCGCCCTTATTGCTCGGCCCTGCCGCTCTGCTCGCGCTTTGGCGCCTTGACCGACGTAACAAGTACCGCTCTGGCCCCACTTCCAGCCGCGACGTCCGTTGCGTGTGCAGCGCTGAGCGGGCATTAAGTTTCCTCTTGCTGAGCAGCCTGACGCTCACGCCGACGCTTTTGCGCCCACCACCAAGCAAACTCACGGCTACCGGGGCGCGCGTATGGTTTATTCGCCATTGTCAACCGCCTCTTGTGTAGCAGCCTTGGCTTTACGCCGTGGCTTGGGCTTTGGCTTTGCAGCCTCTAGTTGCGCCTCAAGTGCTGCGATACGGGCCTGTTCTTTTTCAGACTCGATCCGCGCATCAATCTCAGCGTTTTTAATTAGCAATGCTTTTAAGTCCATCAAACTGTCTCCAAGTGTTAGGTAAGGGGCGCCACGCATGGCAGCGCCCCTAAGCGGGCAACCTTAGTTGGTCACCAAGAACGCCAGCGGCGCATTCTTCCGATCCACAACGCGATCGAAAGTATCCTCATCGGCAAGCTCTGCGAGCGTGTAGCTCTCAGCAGCAGGCTCAGCAACCGCCTTGAAGCCGAACGGATGCAGCAGGTAGGTCTTGCGGCTGAATAGAACCTCAACACCACCGCCATTGCCCTGTGAAGGCTGACGATCAACCTCAACAGGATTAGGCGGAGCACCTTCACCAAAGCCCACGGAACCGGCACCGAAAATCACCGAAGTGAATTTAGCGTCGTTTTCGCCGTTAGGATCAACCGGCAGGCCGTCGTCAACAATCACGCGATGGCCGAGGAACGTCGGAATGATCATCTGTCCCTGAGAATCAGGAATGAAGTCGATGTCGTCGTTATCCACCATGCGCTTGTAAACGACCGAATGAACCGCAAGGGCAGTCAGCTCGTCGTAGCTATCGCCAAGCGTGAACGCGGCAGCGGTGAAGTTGCTGCGGGTAAAGACTGAGCTAGAAGTAGCCGTGTCCAAGCCTGCATCAAACACCATGTCGCCATCGTCATCCTTGACGTTGCCAGCCAACACGCCGTTAAGCGAAGCGACCAACCGACGCTGCCACTGCCGACGCCAGTAGGTGTCGATCCGGGTGCGTACGCGAGTCATCGCATCGCCGCCAAGCGCAAGCTCAGCCGCGAGGTCAGTCTCAGACCAGCTAGCGTTCAAGAATGCCTTACGACCAATCTGCTCGCCCTGCACGATTTTGAAAGGCGTGCTGGTTGATCCCGGGTTGTCGTTGGTCAGGTTCGGCCCGTCAGTCGGGTCGATGTCCTTCCAGAACGGCAGCTCAGCGGTCTTGCCAGCGGCCGAGGCTGCTTGATCAAGAATCGCGTTGCGCACGATAACGCCGGAGTCGTGAAAAGCGGTTTTTTCAGGGCCGTCAACGGGCGGCAAATCCTGAAATACTGTGACATCGATGATGTCAGAAAGCCGAGTAGCGGCCATGATTACACCTCATTTGCTTGTGTGAACAAAGCCGAGGCGCATAAAAAAAGCCCACGCCCCAGCAGATTAAAAATCTCACTGCGGGCCGCAGGCCCCGATGATCGCACCCCGCAGGGGTGGTCTCACCTCATACGCTGGTTATACCAGCATTGCTGTCTTTAGGTCAAGTTTTGCGGTTGTAGAAGGCGTCTACCACGCGCTGATACTCGTCCGGGTCCTCCCGCCTCAG